AAAGCTCCAAGCAGTACTGCCATAGATGCTAAAAATTTTAAAGATAGGCTAGAAAAACAAGTTAATATCAAGAAAAACAAGGTTTATAACTGGATAACAGGTAGTATTGACTGATAGTTCTTGCCGAAACTTTACCAAAATTCGTAAATTTTAGACGATAAAATACATCTTTTTCTAGGAAAATATATGGAATATGATAAAAGAGCATTAACCAACAGAGAACTATTTGACAGATATAAGAATGATAGGAAGGCTTGGGAGACAGATGCTAGACAAGATTTAGATTTTTACTTAGGTAATCATTTCACAGAAACAGAATCGCACGAATTATCAGCGAGAAACCAGGCAGATGTTCCTATGGATAGAATATCTCCTGCTGTTGAAAGACTAAAAAGTATGCTGACATCAAGACCACCAGTGTTCACAGTGGTACCTAGAGAGGATTCAGACACATCATTAGCCTATCTTTGGAGAGAGGTAATGGGATTTGCCTGGCAGAACTCAGAAGGAGACGCACAGGTAAAACAAGCGATACACGATTATTGTGTAGTAGGGCTTGGATTTTTATATGCTTACATTGACTATGACTCTGACTTTGGTAAAGGGGATGTAAAGTTTTCATACCTTGACCCATTCAGAGTGTATGTCCCAGCTTCATCCAGAGATAGATTTTTTACAGATGCAGATAACATCATCTTATCTACAATACTTACAGAGACACAGGTATTGAATTTGTATCCAGAGCTTGGTTCAAGTGTAGACCCAGAAACAGGAGAAGAGATAGACCCACTGATTGATAGTATATCTACTTACTCTAACGAACAGGACTACCCTGACAACATTAATAAAAACTCTTTAAACACGTATACTCCTGATACTGTAAGAGGATACACAGAACAGAACTATAAACGCTTTCAAATCTTAGAAAGGTTTACAAAAGTTAAAGTTCCTTTTTATCGTTTGATGGATAATCAAAATGGTAAAGAGTTTATTGTAGATGAAGCAGACTTCAGAATATTTTTAGAACAAAATAAAAATTTAGTTGAAGAGGGTAAGGTAGATATAATACAAGTCTATCAAAATAGAATTAAAGTTATTGCAAGTATAGGTGAGGTAGTGTTGTATGAAACTATTTTAAACACAGATGTATACCCAATAGTGCCTATTGCAAACGTTTGGACTCAAACCCCTTATCCTCGTTCTGATGTCTCCAGAGCAAGACCAATGCAACGTTTGTTAAATAAGCTATGGTCATTAGCACTATCTCACGCCCAAGCATCAGCAGGTTTAAAACTTATGGTTCCTATTGGAAGTGTAGAAAATATTTCACAACTAGAAAAAGATTGGGCAAATCCAAACGCAGTTATTGAAGTAGACTCATCACAAGGTGAGCCACACTATCCAGCACCTCAACCTTTGACTGGAGAGTTTTATAGATTGATACAACAATGTGAGTTCTATATAAACTTCATCTTTGGTATTCCAGAGATAATGCAAGGAGTAGGAGAACAGCCAGATACCGCTAGAGGAACAGAAAGAATTATAGCATTAGGTAGTGAAAGACCTAAATCTAAACTTAGAGATGTAGAGTTTAGTATTAAAAGATTAGGTAAAGTAATGTATAACTATGCTAAGACACATTATAACGTACCAAAACTAATGAGATTGGTACAGCCTAATAATGACATTACAGAGCAAATGGCTCAAATATACTCTGACAAAACAAGAGTTGTGTTTGACTTGAAGAAAGATAAACACAATTTAGAACAGCACGATGTTGGTATTGAGTCAGGTTCTACATTGCCAACAAGTAAATACGCAGAGTTAGCTGTGTATATGGAAGCATTCCAAATGGGATTAGTAGACCAAGTAGAAGTATTAAAGAAAAACCCAGACATCTTTGATAAAGAAGGTATTTTAAATCGTATGAATCAAAGACAAGCAATGGAGCAACAAATGGCAAGTATGTCAGAAACAATAAAGAATTTACAGGGAGACCTGCAAACGGCTACAAGAGAATCTATATCTGATAGAAAACGAACTGAAGTTGAGAAATTTAAGACTCGTTTAAAGGATATAGAATCTAACGCCAATGCCGATAGGCGTGTAAGTAGAAACAAACTAAACGACAAGGTGTTGCTCGAACTAGAGAAATTGCGAGGAGACCTCAAGGTAATTGAGTCTCAAATGGACAGTTCTGCTCAAAAAGACGAGACATCGAAGGAGTAAATATGAATACAGAAACATCACAAACCGATACTCAAGCTTTAGAATCTATGGATGAGGTTCAAGCTGAAGGTCAACAAGAAGGTACTTTAGGAGCTGAAGAAGGAATGAATTGGGAAAAAGAAGCTAAAAAGTTTCAGTCTATGTACGACAAAGCTGAAGCAGATAAAAAGCATTTATCTCAATACAAACCATTAATCAACTTACTAGAGCAAAGACCTGACCTTGTTGAAACTTTAAGAGATAGTATTGTCGGAAAGCCTGGTGAATCAAAACAAGTTGAAGCACAACAACTAAATGACGACGAGTTCAATCCGTGGGATGCGTACAATAAACCTGGTTCTCCATCATACGAAATGCGTGTGAAACAAGAAGAGGCTAGGATAAATAGTGCAGTACAAAACGCTATGAGAGGACAAGAGCAAAAACAGTTTCTTAATGACACTGTTAATAAATTAAGAAATGATTTTGGAATGCAAGATAATGAAGTTCAAGAATTTATGGAGTTCACATCTGCACCAAAAGAGTCTGTTCCTTTAGACAATTTGGTTAAGTTATTTAAAATGAATAAAGGTGAATACAAAGAACCTGTAATTCAAAAACCAGATACATCTAATCAAGCAAGAACCGCAGGGGTTTTGCAAGGTGGAGCAGTTCCTACAAAGTCTGAACAAGATGGAATGTGGGACCAAATTCTTAATGCCGCATCTTCTGGTAGCATAAGTTCAACTATCAAAAGAAAATAAACTAGGAGAATAAAATGGCAATAAGCGGACAAATTAAGTCAACTAACTTGACTGCTGCTACAACATCTGCTGATTATGGTGTTGCTCCAGATAGAAGAAGACTATATAACTTTTCAGACAGGATTTCAGAATTAGCTCCTGATGAAAGTCCGTTCTTCGTATATCTAAGCAAGACTGCAAAACTTCCTACGGATGATTCTTTGTTCCGTTATTTAGAAGACAGAACAAAAATTAATTATACAAGTAGAGAGTTTTTACTTAAAGGCAATATGGATAGTAGTGCAACTCAAGCTGCTGGTGATACAGTATCATTTACTGTAGATACACCAGACGGTGCAGCAGTAGACTTCCTTGTAAAAGGTATGGTCTTTGCTGTAAGAACACTTGGAGACTCAGAAGGTGATGCTACATACGCTAACATCATTGTAAGAGTTGAAGACGCACCAGTTCAAAATGCAGCAGATACAACTTTCACAGGTAAAGTTATTTCTGTTTCATCTACCGCTACCAATGCAAACAAACTTTTAGATAATAAAAGATGTCAAATCATTGGTACAGCATACGCTGAAGGTACTGGAGCACCAGATGTATTCTCAGACAGCCTTGAAGATAACTATGGATATACTCAAATCTTTAAGACAGCTGCTGAGATTTCAAACACTGCATATGCAACTCAACTTCGTGGAGTAGCAAATGAGTTTGAAAGAGTGTTAGCTCAGAAAATGAGAGAACACAAAATTGATATTGAAAGAGCTATGCTTTTTAACCAAAAAGCAAAAGTAGGCGGAGTTCAATACACTGAAGGTCTAATTGGACATATCATTAAAAACAGCACAGTAGTAGGCGGAACTAACAACTTATCATATAGTTCTGGTAAAGCTTACTTCAGAACTGCACAAGCTTCAGAGCTTACCTATGATAGACTATTAGCAGACTTTGAGGTATTATTTGACCCAGCTAGAGGCGGAAGTAACGAAAGATTAGCATTGGCTTCTCTTCCTGTAATTTCTTTCTTTAACAAAATGGGTGATGGCTCATTCTCTGATATATCTACAGCAAGTACACAATATCAAATCAACATGGATGAATTAGCAGGACAGTACGGTCACCAGTTAATGGAGATTAACACAGTCCATGGTTCTATCTACTTAGTGAAACAACCACTATTTAGAGGTCATTCATCTGGATTTATGTGTATGGCTGATATGAGCAAACTATACTACAGACCATTAGTTGGTAATGGAATTAATCGTGATACTCAGGTTATGACAAATGTACAAAGTGCAGATGAAGACCTAAGAAAAGATATGATTCTTACTGAAGCAGGTCTAGAAGTATGTCTACCAGAATCACATTACTTAATTAACTTAGAAGGAGTGTAAAATGGCTAGAGCATCATATTTAGAAGTAAACAGTGGAGCAAGTAACTTTAAACAAAAATACGAAGAAGTTAGTGCAGCTAGAACTTTAACTGCAGCTGATTCAGGAAAAGTATTCGGAGTTAATCAGGCATCTGCCTATGAGATTACTTTACCTTTAGCAGCTTCAGCAGGTGCTGGTTGGCACTGCAAATTCGTTTTATCAGCAGTAGCTGCTAACGCAGTTACTATTGCAAACAACACAGCCGAAGATACAATCGTCGGTATGACAGTTGGAGCAGATGGTTCAGCAGGTAGTTCTGCCGAATCAGCAGTTGATGAAATCGTATTTATCAGTGGTGCACAATTAGGTGACTCAGTAGAATTATTTTGCAATGGTATTAATTACTTTGCAAAAGCTGTGGCACACGATGTTGCACATGTTACTATATCATAACCCGAATCCATAAGGGTAACAGTTTTGGATACTGTGGGGTTGTTCGTAGAAAGGAGCAACCCCGAAAATCCAGAAAGGATTAATTATGTGGGCAATATTTAAAGACGACAACGATTATAACGAAAAAGCAATTATTGGATTTATTTCTTTTGCACTGATGTGTGTATTTGGAATTGTTGATTTAGTTATGGGTATTATAGGAATTGAACTTGTAGTGAATGATTATATTTATAATTCATTTGTTTGGGTTACACTAGGTTCATTTGGTATTGCAGGAGCAGAAAAGGTTTATAAAAAGTAATAGGAGAATAAAATGGCAGCATATAATACAGTTACCAAAGTTATTATAAATGATATAAGTGTCGCAGATAGTGATACTGCTGGTTCTTTAGCTAAAGAGATTAATGACTACATTCAGTCATTAGATGAAACAAACAACGCTATTGTAGACATTCAAGCAGTAAAGCTAGACAGAAGTAGATTAGCTTATATTGTAGTTTCTAAAGGATAGTAAATGAAGTGTCAGCATTGTAACGCACCCAATCCAGAAGGATACTTTACTTGTAGGGACTGTAATAAAAGAGCATCTGCTCCTAAGTATACACTTAACATAATTATGCGTGATACACCTATGGCAACAGCCATAAGAAAAGACCAGATAGATTTTGGTAGCATGAGCATGGATAAGCATATAGAAAGAACTAATAAGAGAAACAAAGAAGAAAGAGCCAAAAAAGTAGATGAAATGATTTTTGGTAAACATGATGATTAAAAGTACAACACTAAACGGAATAAGAAGGAAATATAATTTTATGTATGGAGCAATGAAAAAAAAGAAAAAGAATGTTGTCAAACCTAAAATGAAAAAAAGAGTAATGAAAAAATCTAGATATAAAAAATAATGAATGGCGATAACAACAGACCTGAAACATATAGAGAAGACTACTTTAATATGGAGGCTTCATTTCCTGAACTTAGTCTTTTTGCAGATATAATTCCAAAAGAAGATGAACTTGCAGCTGTTGAGCAATGGTTAAACACTTATGCACCACAAACAGTTGTAGAAAAATTTCAACCATCTTATGTGGAAGACTTACTAGATGTAGCTAGAAAAAAAGATATGCAAAACTATATGATAGACCTATATGAACAGGTTACACCAGACTCTATGTCACAAAGAAGAGAAATGACAAAAGAGTATTTTAGCAATATATCTAGGATGAACAGTACAATAGAAAGAGTGAATGAAATAAATTTTGACGATTTAGAGCAAGAAGCTTTAGACGCATTCAATGGATTAGCAATGGTTCAAAACATGATAGAAAAAAATAAAAGCAAAGTAGTTGGTGGAGACCCAATGCTTCCTGGTATGCCTAGTGAGTTAGATAGTACGCCTTTAAATCCTGAACCTATGAATAGTGATACGATTTTGGAGAAAATAAACAAAGATAGAATAAGCTTAGGTCTTCCACCCTTAGAAAGTTTAGGTAGTAGTATGTCTGATATAGATGAACCAGGTACTATAAGTCCGATTGATTCTGTTTTAGGTTTCCAACCAGCAAATAATATAGAGTTTATTTCTAATCCTGGAGAAAGAGACATTTTAGAGAGAACAGGTATTATGTTACCAAAAGGTACTAGAAAAGAAATGGCAGAAAAACGACAAGCAAGAAAAGAAAAGTTTGATGAAAAAATGTCTAAGATGTCTTTTAAAGATAGAATTATAAACTTTTTTAGAACTGATTCAACTGAAGACAGGTCATTCCAAAACAGTTTAATGGACTTTATGAAAGATTTAGATTTTAGACAAAGAAATCCTGAAAGAAATTTACAAGGAAACTATCCTTTAAAAAGTGAATATCAACAGGCTTTAGACAGGCTAATAGCTGAAGCAAGATTGGGTAGAAGAGGGTAATGAGAAAAGGATTTTCACAACAACCAAGACATACAAATGGAAAAAAGAAAACAAGACAAGGACAAGGTAGAAATACAAAGTTTGGAAACAAGCTTTCTAGTAAACACTACAAAAAGAAAAGTAGAGGACAAGGATAATGGCTGAATCATTTAAAGACCAAGTAGATGCACTAACAGGTTTTGGAACTACAGAAAATGATGCATTGTCTGATTGGCTAACAGCTGGTGCAAGATTTATATTAAATGCTATGCCTATACAAAAGCTTTCAAGAGTTGCAAGTAATACAAACTTTACAAACTCTCAAGATGCTGAGGGTAAAAGAATTATTTCTGTATTAAGAAAAGATGCTAATAATAGCAATAGATATATGCCATGTAGAGAACTACAACCTAGTCAAATGGGTAGAGTTCATGATTCAGCATATATGGAATTTGCTTCAACAAGTGACCCAGCATACATAATTCATAATCAAGTTATTAACACTTTTCCAGAAAGCGTAGCATCTAATGATAGCAGAGTGGTGTCTATTAATACAGACATTACAGTTTTACACAGCGCTACAAACATAGATAATTTTCCAGATGAAGCAGAGTATGCAGTAGTTTTGTACGCAGCTAGACAAGCACTTGAAAGAATTATAAAAGATAAGAATGTAGATGAAGACTCAGAGCTGTCTTCTGTATACACAAATCAATATACATTGATAGATGCTCAATATAAAGAAGCACTACAACTTTTAGGTATAGAAGAAATTGAACAATCAAGGCTTAGAAAGGATAGTAGATAGTGGCAATAAATACTACTTGGAGCAAACAAACAATAGAGCCATCTAGTTCTTGGACAGAGGACTTAGATGTTGTTTCTACTTCTTGGAGTGAACGAGCTATTAGCCCAAGCTCTACCTGGACAGAAACTTTAACAACTCCAACATCAACTTGGAGTGAGCAAGTAATAGCACCATCTACTAGCTGGAGTGAAACCTTAGAACAATTTAAATTTTGGAATGATGGTAATTCTTTTTGGCAGGATGTAAACGCAAAATATGAGGACTTATAATGGCAGCAATAGAATTTAGTGGGAAAGAAATATTTAGTAGAGTACAACAGGCAGTGCCTGAAGTATCAGAAAACTATGTATTAAATTTAATTAATGAAGCTTTGGTAGATTTAGGACAGTATAATTTAAAAACTGAATACGCAAAAACAAATTTAGTGCATAATCAAATGTGGTATGGATTAGATGATGATAGAGATGTTACTGTAAATAAAGTATTTAGATGTAGCATATTAAACAGTGATTCAGAATATATTATGGTTCCAAGACTTTTAAATCAAGAAACTAAGATAACAGATACGGAATAAAAATGGCAGCAGTAGACAGTACATACAAAGACCCTTCAGATACTTTTGTTTGGTGGATAGAAGGAGATAAGATAGCCATAGCTTCAACAAGCGGTGATGGCGGAACAACAGAAACATCAGAAGGTAAATATAAAGCAGCTCAAGTAGGCTCTACTGGAGATGTAATTACTAATGGTATTTTAATATCTTATTACGCTGAGCCAGATAAACTTACATCTATTACAGGAACTATAGATATAGACAACTCTTTGCAACCAGCACTTATAGCTTATGTAAAAGCAAAAGCACTTATGGATGCTGCAGCAAGAACTAACAATGCAGAACTTGCTACTATTAAATTACAGTCTGCACAAATAGCTATGGCTGAATACAAGGAAATGGTAACAAGGTTCGGGGCAAGAAGAAGAGATAAACAAGGTGGAACTCGTGGTGTAGTTCCCTATAGCTTGGTGTAATTAAATGGCTACGCTAACTGGTAAAAAAATATCAGAGTCTTACAAAGACTTACTACAGGTTTCTAATAGTAACTCTGGGGTAGATGCAACTCTAAGAGATGTAGAAGATGGTGAAGGTACAGCTAGTATTTTACAAATCAGTAGTGCTTCTATTAATATTAAAAATGACGGAGCTTTACAAATTAATGAAACTGCTGTTACTTCTACAGCAGCAGAGTTAAATATCTTAGATGGTGTTACTGCAACTACTGCAGAAATAAACTATTTAGATGGTGTTACTTCCAATATACAAACACAGCTTAACGCAAAGATAGAAGCAACTCTAACTACTGAGCAAGTAGAAGATATTGTTGGTGGAATGTTAGATGGTACTGAAACAGGCATATCAGTATCTTATGACGATACAGATGGTAATATAGATTTTGTAGTAGCCACACAATCAGACAACAACTTTACAACTACCCTTTTAAATAAATTAAATGCTATTGAAGATAGTGCCACAGCAGACCAAACAGCTTCTGAAATAAGAACGCTTGTAGATAGTGCTTCAGACTCTAATGTGTTTACAGACGCTGACCACTCTAAATTAGATGGCATTGAAGCCAGTGCAGATGTCACAGATACAGCAAATGTAACTAGTGCAGGTGCATTAATGGATAGTGAACTTACAAGTATTGCAGATGTAAAAGCATTAGACCAGTCAGTAATAAGTGGAGCTTCCCCAACATTTGGCACAGCAAATATGTCAGATGCATCTAACAAAAGATTTATGACTGATGCTCAAGAAACAAAACTTGACTCAGTAGAGAGTAATGCGGATGTAACTGATACTGCTAATGTGACTTCAGCTGGTGCTCTTATGGACAGTGAAGTAGATGCAGATTTAAAAACATTTTCTTTACCTGCTAATACTACTATATCAACATTTGGTAAAAGTATTGTAGATGATGCAGATGCTGCAGCAGTAAGAACTACAATAGGTGTAGACGCAGCTGGTACAGATAATAGCACAAATGTAACACTTGTTACAAGTTCTCACGATTATCTTTCATTAAGTGGACAAGCTATCACGCTTGGAACTATTGATATAGGAGATGATACAAATTTAGCAGGTGGAACTGGTATTGATTTGACTGGAGATACACTCTCTATAGATTCAACAGTAGCTACACTCACTGGCTCACAAACACTTTCTAACAAAACTTTAGCAAGTCCTACTTTTACTGGAGATATAGATTTTAGCGATGCTAATACACCAAAGTTCACTGTAACAGATACCACAAATACTGTTAAAACTGAAATTAGGTCACAAGACACAAGTGGTACTATCGGAACTACAACAGACCATAATTTTAATATTGTAAGAAATGGTGTAGGTAAATTAGTTTTTTTAGATGCCTATACAATGCACAACAATGGTGGTAATGATTTAGATTTTAGGGCAAAAGATAGTAGTGGTAATGTAGTATTTAAAGTAGATGCAGGAACATCAGAAACAATAATTGGAACATTGAGTGTTACTGGGAATGCTTCTGTTACTGGAGATTTAACAGTCAATGGTACAACAACTACAGTCAATCAAACCAATTTAGATGTATCAGATAATATTATAGGATTAAATCGTGGAGCAAGTTCTAATGCTAACGATTCAGGGTTAATCATAGAAAGAGGTAGCACTGGCAACAATGCAGCAATTATATGGGACGAATCTGAAGATAAATTTAAAGTAGGTACAACAACTGCAGACGCTTCTTCTACAGGTAATTTAACAGTAGCTACAGGTACTTTAATAGCAGCTTTAGAAGGTAATGCTAGTACAGCAACAACATTAGCAAATTCAAGAGATATAAGCTTAACAGGAGATGTTACTGGTACAACTGCTACTGCGTTTGACGGAAGTGCAGATGTAAGTATTGCTGTAAGTATTGCTAACAATAGTGTAGACTTAACAACGCATACTACTGGTAATTATGTAGCTACATTGACTGCAGGTAATTTAATTGACCTACAAAACAATAGTGGAGAAGGAGCTACGCCAACTATAGATGTAGATTTATCTGAACTTTCAACATCTACATCAGACGGAGACGGAGATTTCTTTGCAGTAGTAGATAGTTCTAATGCTCAGAAAAAACTTACAAAAGGTAATATTAATTTATCTGGTTTCAATAATGATTCAGGTTTTACATCTAATGCTGGTACAGTAACATCTGTTACAGTTACTGGTGGTGACGGATTAACAGGTGGTGGTTCTGCAATAACAAGTTCAGGTACAGCAACACTTGCAGTAGGTTCAAGTAGTTTAGCTGTAACTACCAATGCAGTAGACATAGCTGCTAGTGCATTAACAGCTATATCTGAAGTTGTAGGAGCAGACGGTTTTATATTTTTTGACGACTCTAACAGTGATGCTGTTAGACTAGGTACAGTAAGTGATTTACCTTTTACCAATAATGCAGGTACAATTACATCTGTAACTGGAGGTACAGGTTTGACTGGTAGTGGTAGCTCAGGTGGAGTTACTGTAAATGTAGGTGCAGGTACAGGTATAAGTGTATCTTCTTCTGCAGTATCTACAAACGATTCAGAGATTGTACACGACAATCTTAGTGGCTTTGTAGCTAATGAACATAAAGACCATAGTTCTATAGATATAGCTTCAGGTGCAGGATTAACAGGTGGTGGAGATATTACTGCTACAAGAACTTTAGCAGTTGGAGCAGGAACTGGTATAACAGTAAATGCTGATGACATAGAGGTAGATATAAATGGATTAAGTTTAGCTAGTAGTTTAGACGCAGCAAATGATGCTATAATGTTCCACGATTCTGGTGTAGGTCTTAAGAAAATACTTGTAGAAGATTTACCTTTTAGCAACAACAATGGAGATATTACTTCTGTATCCGTAACAGCAGGGACTGGATTGTCAGGTGGTGGCTCAGCAAGTAGTGGTGTATTTAGTGCAACATTAGCATTAGACTTTAGTGAACTAACAGATATGACAGGAGATATATCTGGAACAACAGAATTTATTTTACAAGACGGAACTACAGAATCAAGAAAAGCAGCAAGTGAAATTAAACTATCTGCTTTTAATAATGATTCTAGTTTTACATCAAATGCTGGAACAGTAACAAGCGTCTCAGGTGGAAATGGATTAACTGGTACAGTAACTAGTTCAGGAAGTTTAGCAGTTGGTGCAGGAGATGGTATTGCAGTAAATGCAAACGATGTAGAGGTAGATTTTTCTGGGTTGGCTGTATTGAATACAGACTCAGAACCTTTGACCAGTCAAGATACGGTTGTAGTTTACAATCAAAGTGCAGATGCTATAGTTCAATTATCAGTTGATGATATTGGTGGTGGTGCAGTATCAGCAGTAGCAAATGGTAGTAATAATAGAATAGCAACATTTAGTAGCTCAACAGCTTTAAATGGAGAATCAACTCTTACTTGGAATGGTAGTGATTATTTAAACATTCAATCAGCAGACGGAAGTGAAGGTGGCATAAGACTTAAAAAATCCTCACAAGATTCAACTCATACAACATATAGTATATCACATAGAGATGATAACCAAAGTTTAATTATTTATTCTTATGATGGAACTACATTTAGAAACTGGATAACATTAGATGAGCCAAATTCTTTATTAAAATTAGGTAGTAATAGTTCAGCATTATCAAGTTTCAATTCTGATGGTGATTTAGATATGCATGGTGATATTGAAATTAGTGCTACTAATAAACTTTATTTTGACGGTGGAACTCATACTTATATACAAGAATCATCTGATGATATTTTAGATGTATTTGTAGGTGGCACAAGATTAATGCAGTTTAGAGAAGAATCTGTAGATAAAGTAAGACTTCCTGATAATATAAGACTTGGCATAGGTAATGCAGATGATTTACAACTTTATCACTCTGGTAATGTAAACTATATAAGAACAGTAACTCAAGACCAAGATTTACATTTTAATGTAAACGATGGTGGTAGTACAATTACTGCATTACAAATAGATGCAAGTGATAATGGCTCAATTAAACTTCCTAATGATGGGCAAAATCTTTATTTAGGAGCTGGTAATGATTTAAGAATCTTACACGATGGCTCAAACAATTATATAAATTCCAATACATCAAATCAAGACTTATACATTAAGGTTAATGATGGTGGCACGATGAAAACTGCTATTCAAATCGATTCAAGTGATGTTGGAGCTGTAAGATTGCCTAACGATAGTCAAAAATTAATGATTGGGGCTAATGACGATTTAAGAATCCAGCACAATGGAAGTCATAGTTTTATACAACAATATGGAACTGGAGATTTATACATAGATAACACTATTGATGACAAGAGCATCATATTTAGAACAGACGATGGTAGTGGTGGAGTTCAAACTTTTCTAAAATTAGATGGTGCTAACAATATGGTTAGAGTTCCAACAGATGGAGTTAAACTTACTCTTGGAGCAGATAGTGATTTACAAATGTATCACGATGGTACTACTAATTACATAAGAGCAAACACATCAGACCAAGATTTAAAATTTTTAGTCAATGATGGTGGCTCTACAAAAACTGCTTTATGGATAGATGCAAGTGCGCAGGGAGATATTAAAATACCTAATGATGGACAATATTTACGAATGGGAACTGGTAATGATATTTATCTTGGACACGATGGCTCTAACACATTATTTGGAAATTATACTGGATATATACAATTTAGAAATCTTGCACAAGACCAAGATATATTTTTATCTGTAAATGATGGTGGTAGTCATATACACGCATTACAAATAGATGCAAGTGATGCTGGAACTGCATTATTTAATCACGATATTAAAATGGTTGATTCTGCACAACTTATGTTGGGTTCGGATTTAGATTTAAGATTTCAACACGATAATAGTAATGCTTATATGCAAAATAATACTGGCGATATAATTATTAAAAACAATGCAGATGATAAAGATATAAAATTCCAATCTGATAATGGTAGTGGTGGTGTTACTGATTATTTTTATTTAGATGGTAGTGCTACTAAAACAATATTTGCTCAAAGCACTCAACACGCAGACAATGCTAAAGCAGGATTTGGTGCTGCATCAGATTTTACTATTGAACACGATGGTTCACATAATTATATGAAACTATCAAATGGTAATCTTTATTTTAGAGACCAATCCGATAATAACATATTCCAAATTTACAGAGAAGGTGGTGGAATACAACTATCTGAGGGTGATTTAAAAATACCAGCAACTTCAAAAATTTATTTTGACGGAGGAACTCATACTTATATTCACGAAAACACAGCTGATAGTGTTTATATGGTTGTTGGTGGTGTAAATACAATGAGATTTTATGAAAGTAGTAGTTCCGGATATGCTTATGTTGAAGATAATCACTATCTTGGAGCTGGTAGTAGTATTGACTTTACAATAAGACACGATGGTAGTAATACTTATTTAAGAAATGAAACTGGTAATTTATTCTTTAGAAATAGGACTAATACAAGCACAATATTTGATGACCACAATGGAGTAGAGCATCTTAAAATTGATTTAAATAATTCAATCGTAATTAATGAGGGTAGTAATGACATAGATTTTAGAGTAGAGGGTAATGGCGATGCTAACTTATTATTTACCGATGCAGGTAATGATAGAATTGGAATAGGTACTGGCTCTCCGAACGCTAAGTTAGATTTGTCTGCTCACACAAGCACTACTTCAGATGGAGATGGAACTGCTACAATGACATTGTCAGGACAAGATAGCATACTTCTTGAGGGGCATAATGGGGGAGCAAGTGGAACTAATTATGGTTCAATTTGTTGGATTGGTGGAAGTAGAAGAAGAGCTATGATAACTTCTGTAGCAGATGGAAGCACAGATACAGATTATATAGGATTATCTTTTTACACACAGGGAACTGATGGTTCAGGAGATTTCTTTGAAAGTATGAGAATTGGACACGATGGAGATGTTCACTTTGATAAAGATGTAATTGCATTCTCTACAACACCATCTGATATAAGACTAAAAGAAAACTTTGAAAAAATAGAAAATGGATTAGATGTAGTAACACAATTAGAAGGACATACATTTAATTGGAAAAAAGGTGGAGAAAGATTAAGTGCAGGATTTAAAGCACAGGAAGTAGAAAAGATTTTACCTCACTTAGTAGATGAAAAGAGAATACCACTAAGAGCAGAAGATGATAAAGAATATAAGATTTTACGATATGAGGAAATGATACCTTATTTAGTAGAAGCAATAAAAGAACAACAAGAACAAATTAACGAATTAAAGGAGAAGTTAAATGGCTAAAGTAATTTCAGAAAAAGCAGTAGAATCGTCAGAAGTAAAAATGATTGAAATTAAATATATGAAAACTATGAAAGACGCATCTGGCAATGATGTTGAAGTGTTAGATTATATGGAATCAAGAGAAGTGGGCGAAGCTATTGAAGATGCAGAAGAAAGAAAAGCAAATCTTGAAGCAAAAGTAGTTGAAGTAGATGCTGAATTAGTTGATTTAAAAGCAATTAGAGACGCTGAGTAATGGGTGTAACGGTAGGAAGTACTAATGTAGGATTGTTTAGTAATGGTTCAGCAGTAGGTGAAGCTACTGTTGTACAACAAACATCTAATATTAGTTTAAAAGGATTGTCTACTGGTGGAGAAGGTATGACCTTTGCAGCAGATGGTGGACCTGGAGATACTTTTGAAAAGATTGGTGGTACTAACAGTGCATTTCAATCTACTCAGCAAGATATAACAGCATCTCAAGTAGCTAGTATAGAACAAGCACCATACGCTATGTCTGAGCTTATAGGCGGAGAACATGTTGCTGGTGGAGGTCCTGGTCGATGAACGGATATGCAGCAACAGCAAACTATACAGTTAAAGAAGATTGCATTATAGATGAAGCTACTGGTTGGGATGTAATGTCTGACTGGGAAACTCCTATAATGGAATTACATGCTGATATTGTATGTGCTAATGGTGGACATATACTAGAATTTGGATTTGGTATGGGTATTAGTGCTGGTTTAATACAAGCACACGACATAGAATCACATACTATTATTGAAGTTAATGACAATATATACGATGCATTAGTAGAGTGGGCAAAAGATAAACCTAATGTAATACCAGTCAAAGGAGATTGGTATGATGATATACCTACTGATAGAAAGTATGATGGTGTATTTTATGATGGGTTTGGTGATATGTTAAACAAGAGATATTTTCCTACTAGAATAATGCAACATTGTAAAGAGGGTACCATACTTACCTGGTATAATAACTTCTTACAAGAACAAAGCCAATATGATGGAGATATAAAAGCTATTAAAAAAGTACATCATATAGAACAGTTTGATAGGCAAGAAAGAATTGAGTATAGTCCAGTTACTTTGGACATACCAGATAAAGCTAGAATAGATTGGTATTTAAAGGGTGATGGTAATACATACTATGCACCAAAATTAATAGTAGACAATAATGATATAGGAGAATAAAATGGAAGTAGGTAAAGACACCAAATTCACTCTATCCTTAGAAACAGGTGTAAGTATACTTGTTACTGTAGGAATGATTGTTGGCATGTGGTATTCTTTACAAGCAGAAATAGAACTTGCAAAAGAATTACCAGAGCCAGAAGTATCACGAATGGAATATGATTTGAAAGACCAGATGATTCGTGATTCAATATTAAACACTGAAGAAAAAGTAGATAAACTTGAAGAAAAGGTTGATTCAGTTAAAGATGATACAAGAATGATTCAAGAAACTTTACTGGATATGAATAAAGATTAATGGGCAGGAGAAAAGATTATGATGAAACAATTTTACAAACTATGCTTATCCTTCTTTGGATTTGCTGTGCTATCATCCTCTGCTTTTGGGCAGTCGGTTAATTTAGATAACTTTGCATCTATACAGGCACTTAACATACAGAAGTGTGCAGTTGTGCAAGTAAACGCATCATGGAATCATGCAAACAGAGTTAAGGTAGAAAAACTATCTAAGCTTTGTTATGTAGGTGAAATAGATTTAAACAATAAAGCTGTTGGTGCAGTAATACAAAAAGAATGGAATATTAAAGTAGTTCCTACTATTATCATATTAAAAGAAGGTAAAGAAGTAATGAGATATGAACCTGGTATTAGTATGAGATTTGATGAGCAGGAAGTATTTGATAAAATTAAGAAGGAGATACAGTAATGCCTAAGCATACAAAGAAGAAAAAATCTTTAACAAAAAAACAAAAGACTTTACCAAAGTTTTTACAGAAAAAGATTATGAATAGTAAGAAAAAGAGAAAGTAATGGCAGTAAGAAAGAAAGACCCTAGGCTAAAAAGAGCTGGTGTATCTGGTTTTAATAAACCAAAGAGAACTCCTAATCACCCAAAAAAATCACATATCGTAGTGGCTAAAGAGGGTGGTAAGGTAAAGACTATTAGGTTCGGACAACAAGGAGCTAAGACTGCTGGTAAACCAAAGGCGGGAGAGTCTCGAAGAATTAAAATGAAAAGAAAAAGTTTTAAAGCAAGACATAGAAGAAACATAGCCAAAGGTAAGATGAGTGCAGCTTACTGGGCTAATAAGGTAAAATGGTAATGGCTAAAAGAATAAAAAGAAAAAAAGTAGGTAAGTCAAGAGTTAATGAAGCAGGTAACTATACTAAACCTGGGATGAGAAAACGAATATTTCAACGAATTAAAGCTGGTGGTAAAGGTGGTAGACCTGGACAGTGGTCAGCTCGTAAGGCTCAAATGTTAGCTAAGGCATATAAAGCTGCAGGTGGAGGTTACAAGTAATGGCATTGAAAAAATCTCAACAAAGTTTGAAGAACTGGGGTAAACAAAAATGGAGAACTTCAGATGGAAAACCAAGCAGGGGATTAAAAAGATATTTACCTGATGCAGCATGGAAAGCTTTAACACCTGCTGAAAGAGCAGCTACCAATAGAGCTAAGGCTAAAGGTGGTAAAAAAGGTAAACAGTTTGTTAAACAACCAAAAAGTATTGCAAAGAAAACTGCAAGGTATAGAAAATAAATATTGACAAAACTACAAAAACGGCTTATCTTTGAAGAACACTTCAAGGAAGCCATATTAGGGTAACCTTATGTAGGGTACCTTATAGAAGAAGGAGAGAATATGTTAGAATTAATATGTGGAATGGTTATAGGTTTTGTACTTAGGCAAGTGTGGTGTGATTTCAGACCATTTTGTCCATGTAAACAAGATGATAGCTTTCACGAAATTAAAAACAAGTTAAAAAAAATCAAGAAGGGTAAGAAATAATGCCTAAATTAAATGTTGTTGCTAATATAATAGATAAAGTAGCTGGTCATGTAGATAAGTTTACTTTAGATAAGGAGGAGAAAGCACAATTAATACAGGAAATAAACAAAGCACAAATAGAAGTAAACAAGGTAGAAGCAGGTTCTTCAAGTTTATTTGTAAGTGGCTGGAGGCCTTTCGTAGGCTGGACATGTGGAGTTGCATTGTGCTACCACTTTGTCTTGCAGCCATTTTTAATGTTTATCTTATCATCAACTGGGAATCCAATGGAGCTACCAGTATTCGATATGAGTACATTGACTACAGTCCTAATGGGGATGCTTGGGCTGGGTGGTCTAAGAACATACGAGAAGGTGAAGAGGTCAGCATAGTGGTAAATCAAAAACAAATGAAAGAGTTAATTGTAGAAGTATGTAATAAGCTTGGAGATAAGTATTGTTCAGACACTGCAATAGAATTAGTATATAATACAGGATTAGTGGAGAGTAGATATGAGTATATTAGACAGATTGGGCAAGGCCCTGCAAGAAGCTTTTGGCAAGTTGAACCAGATACAGCAGTGGACAACTGTAAGAACTTTATTGCAAACCGCCCTGAACTGGTTGATGCAGTTTCTTCTATTCTTAATATTGATAGTGTTCATATCACTAACCCTGACCCTGATTTTTGGGATTGGATGCTTCATACTAACAATGCTGCTGGTATATTACATTGTAGAATTAAGTACTGGAGAATACAAGAGCCGTTGCAATCAGGTGTAGACGGACTAGCATACTACTGGAAAAAGTATTACAACACAGAAGAAGGTGCTGGTACAGAAGAACACTTTAAACATATAGTGAGTGAATATAATTAATGCCAAAACAATCATTTAACATAAAACGATTTGACTTAGGTTTAAATAATAAAGATTCTCAAAAGGATTTAGCTGAAGGATTTTTAGCAGAAGCTACAAATGTCAATGTCTCACACATGGGTAAAGTCGTAACTACTGGAAAGTTCGACAACCTCGCAAGTTCTATTACATTGACAGATGATGGTAATGCTGGAATCCAAGCTGGATATGGGTTGTTTAAATTCAGTAGTGATATAGTTCCTACTGGTGGGGCAGATGGTGGGGAATACTTGGCATATACTTCTCCTAAGGGAGAGGTATTTGTCAGTACCAATACATCATTCAACAGTGCTACACCCATAGACTCTGCTACGCTAATAGCCTCAGGTAGTGCAACAGATGCAAAACCTGTGTATTACTTTGCAGAAGGTGGATTAAGAGTAGCAGACAGTGATTTTGGAAACACAGGAAATGAACAAATAGCATTAGTAAGAATAGAAAGGACTAATGATGTACACCCTGATGTATATTCTTCTGCGGTAACAGACCAAATGAAGTTTTACAATGGTGGCTTGGCAGCACCAGTAACAGCAGACTTTGAAACATTGGCTAGTCCTGCTGACCCTACCTCTGGGGTAGAAGACGGTGCAGCACCTACTGCAGAGTTTAGACTAAAACTATCTTCAAGTACTAGTAAGGATGACGGACTATGGCCAGAAGGTATATATGCAGTAGGTATATCTTATGTTTATTTTGGTGGACAAGAATCTTTATTGCACACACCTTTTGACGCTATAACTATAGCAGATGCACAATATTTTTTAGCTAGTTTATCTATTAAAGATGACAGCATTAGCCCATTTATACAAGGAATGAGAATATATGTAAAGAATTACAATAATCCAGATGATGAGTATAGAATGTTATTGGATGTAAACTTTGAATTAGGTTCTAGAACTTCATTAGCGGATGAATATGATGCCTTTATAGACAAATCAGGCTATGTGGTAACCAATGATACCAACAATGCAGAAACAGATGCTAGAGCTTATGCTATAAAATCACCTGCACTTGATACCTATGCTACTATTAATGGATTTTTGCCAGATGAAAAAGCTATAACATTTAATGGTCAAGAAGCTTACTCATATAAAACTGCTGTGGTTGCAAATCAAAGAGCTTTTGTTGGTAATGTATTGTATGTAGATAGTGAGGGTGTGACAAAAGAAATGGGTGATAGAATACAATATACCCCTGTAAATAAATATGACACCTTTCCTCAGTCTTATTTTATAGATGTAGGAACTAATGATGGAGATAAGATAGTTAAGATTATAGAGTTCCAAGACAGACTATTTGTATACAAAGAAAATAAATTATTTATTATCAACATATCTTCTGGTTCTGATGCAGGTTGGTATGTAGAAGGCGAGTTTGAGAATAGAGGTATTAGCCATCCAGCAGCTGTAGCAAAGTCTGACCTAGGACTAGTCTGGGTGAATGAGTTTGGGATGTTTGGATTCTTTGACACCATTGTAAAGATAAGCAATACTATAGATGAAGATTTGTGGGCAGCAAATATAACAAGCACAAGCTGTGCTGTAGGATTTATACCTAAGAAGAATCAAATCATGGTTATAGGAGATTGTAATTCTACAGATAGTAAAGGGTATCTATATGACATAGCAACCAAATCTTTTTCAAACTTAAACGATACTAATACTTTGGTGAGTAAAAAAGTTACAAACCTTGTTAGCTATGAACAAGAGTTGGTATGTTTAGAATTTACCACTGATGACACAAACGATACATATACAGTAAAAAGATATGATACAGATTCAAAGTCACAAGTAATAGACATAACATTACCAGAGACAGATTTGGGAGAGCCATCATTAGATAAAACATTTTACAGTGTATATATGACACATAAAAATGGAGATAATCTTACACTTACTGGTGGGTATGATGGTGCAGCAGCAACAACAAATTTATTTGATTCTAATACTTTATCTAGTAGTAATGATATGATTACTACAAAGTTTGAAATATCATCTGCTAACAGAATAAAGAAAAAATCTATACAGTTAAGAGTAGCTGGTACAGCAGAATCAGACTTTGAGTTACAAGATATGACAGTAATATTTAGACCTAGAGGTGCAAGATAATGGCAAGAACTAAATCACATACAGTTGCAGGTACAAGTAAAGAAGTTAGAAGAGGTCCTATATCTGTTAATCAAATGAAGAATGGTGAAGAGATATTACAATACCATCAAGGTAGATTAAAAATAATTAGAAAAGAGTTTGGCAAATTGTTTGAGTTGGAGTTTAGTAGTCCAGAACTAAGAGAGGTAAAAACATTTGCAAAGTTTTCAGATGTAAAAAAACCACAAAAAAATGCAGTAAGAATATTTAAAGGTGGGGTTAGAGTAGCAGAAGGACAAAAGTTTTTTGCTTCTGTTCCAGAATCTGGCAATGCTAACACCCAAGCAGATGAATTTGAACAATCAGCAGACGGTACAAATGTTATTCCAAAGTAAGATTTTAGTTGCATTTGTCGACGATAAAGTAGTAAATTTACCCCAAAGGTTTATTGAAAAATTCAAAGGAGAAAACCTGGATGTCCTTTAATCCTAGAGTTCAAAAGAAAAACAATATAAAGTATAGTCAATCACACACTAATGCTTTATTAAATCTAGCTCAAACTCAAGCAGCAGAAACTGTAATACTAGAAAACATGTTGCAGAAAAGGTTAGATAAAATTTCCAAAGCAAAGAAAAGAGCTAAAAGAGGATTCAGAATTGGAAAAGTATTAAGTAAGGTTATACCAGGTAAACTAGATGATGCTATATTAGGTGTTGCATCTTCTGCATATGCTGACAGGCAGAGAAGTAAAGCATATGGAGGTATAGACACAAGCCAAGTATCTTTACTAAAAGACGCTGCCCTTGAAATAGATTCACAAGCTAGAGAAATGTCTGACAAACTTATGAAAGACATGAAGTTCTCTGCAAACGCAGGTAAGTTAATATCTAAAAAGATGATGGACCAGATAGCAGAGCTACCTGAAATCAAAAAATTAAAAGACAAGTTTAGTAGCCTCCCTTTAAAAGAGCAATTAAAGCCTAAAAATTTATTTGACTTTCTAACAGGTTCAGCAGAAGTATCTGCAAACTTTATGAAAAATCCTGTAGGGTTTATGAAACGATATGAAAGAGACCCTGTTACTAAAGAGTTACAATACAAAGGTACATCTGCACTAAGAAAAGCCTTTGACTCTGTAATACCAGCAGAAAAACAAAGATACTTTAATGAATTTAATAGATTAAAAAAAGACGCTGGTTTGGATGATAGTGTATTTAGTATGTTACAAAGACCAAGTGTGGGAATACCTTCTGAGGTTGATGATTTTGCAGGTGATATGGTTGTAGAAGAAATACCTATGACAGCAGCAGATGTAGTTAATGCAGAGAATGAAGCGTTAGAGGTTATGGTTGACGGAACATTATTAGCAGATATTAAAGATGCTATGCCTGGAGAAGTCGTAGATAGTGCTGCAAGTCCAGAATTAAATCAGATACTAAATGAGTTGGTAGAAGAAGAAGTAAAGGTTAAACCAGAAAGACCCCTTGTTGGTATTCCATTAGAAGAACCAGATATGGCACTTGATATGAGTTTAACTCCTGCACCAGAAAGACCTTCTGTTCCTCTACTGTCAGGAGAGTCTGACGATATAGAAGGCGACATGGTTATACCTGGATTTGAAAAAGCTTTAGGGGGAGGAGCTTTTCAAACAAATATTACATATGACCCAGAAACTTTACAAAAAATTTATGGTACATCTTATATGAACTATGCAGTTGATGCACTTGGAGATACTACAATAGTTAGAACTCCAGAAAGAAAAAGTACAAATTTAGGAATGAGTAGAACTAGGGCTCAATTTGATTACAATACGCAACCCGTAGACAGCTTATTGTCTGTTACTCAACCACAAGGAATGTCTGTAGATAATGTTCTATCACAGTTTGCTGGTATTAATGAGCCTTTAACTTTACAACAAATGTTTGATAACATGAGCAGAAGAGACCAAAGAAGATTTAGAAGAAATAACCCTAACATGTTTAGAAGGAAATAATGGCAAACGGAATAAATAATTTACTAGCATTAGGAAGTTTACAGTTTCCAGGTATGAAGAAAAAGAATAATCAACCTAATTATTCAGAAAGACCTATGGATATGATGTCTCCAATAAACACTAGTATACAAAATAATATGGGAGTTTTTGGACAGCCATTATTACCACAACCTTCTATGAATGTACAATCACCATCACAATTATCTGCTTCATTACAGATTGATGCATTGGGTGGTGGCCCAGACCAAGCAGGAGGAGACCCTGTTGGTACAGGAGTAGGAACATATGGAGAGATAGACCCTAACGATAATACAGGAGTAGCACCACCAACAGGCTCTACTATGACAACTAGTGGTAGTTCACCTATGGGTAATGTTATGGCACCATTCTCTACGCCCACATCAAGCTTATTAGAATCTTTTTATGGTGGACTACAAGACCCATATAAAAGCCAAATTCTTGCAGCAACATCTGCAGATAGTGAGTCAGGTGCAGGATTATCTCTAAAAGAATTAGCAGACCTTGCAGGTTTTGATACAAGTAAACTTACACAAGCAGACTATGATGCATTACAAAAAGCTGGTATTGGAAGATTTGCAAACTACATGCAAGGCACTGAAGAAAAATTACAGAACCTACAGCAGTATCGTA